CAAGTTGGTCTTGGAATGCTTGGATTAGCTAATTTGTTGGCACTTGAAAAAGTTACTTATGCACAATTTGCTGAAGCTTTAGAAGAATGCCTTTGGCCTGAAAGAAGCTATATCGTGACTCCTCCTGCCCGTAAAATTGTAAAAGCACTTAAGCGAGGCATTGATGCCGCAGCAGCTGTAGCACGCCTGTCCAACATGGATCGTGCGTTTGCAATTGCTCCAACTGCATCATGCAGCTATCGCTACACTGATCGAGCAGGCTATACAACGGCCCCTGAATTGGCTCCGCCAATCGGGCGCACAGTTGATAGGGACAGCTCTACATTTGGGGTTCAATCCTTTGACTACGGTCTAGTTGAAACAGCTGAAGAAGTCGGCTGGAATGACTACAAACGTACTGTTGATGGAATTATGGAACTTCTTAACCGCACTGGCCTTGCACACGGTTATAGTTTTAATTCTTGGAGTGATGTCGTAATTTACGACGATCAGTTTATTGATTCGTGGCTTGCATCTCCACAAACAAGTTTGTATTATTCATTGCAAGTCATGCAGAATACCCAAGATAAAACTGATGCAATGGCTGCATTAGGCGGCAATTTCGAATCTATTTTTGGATTTGATGAATTAGATGCTGATGACAACGATGTGTCATTGACAATGTTCAATGATCCTGCAGCCTGTGTAGGTTGCGCAGAATAACCAAGCCTTTAATAAGAAAATCTCTTATTAAAAGAAACCAACTAACCTTTAATAAGATAATGAAAGCAGAAACTCCTTACATCCAACTTCATCAGCGTAAACGTACATGGACACCTGTTCAAGTATCGTCTGGCCAACTTCTCGAAGGAGGCGAAGAAGTCATTCAACGTGCCCTTTCTTTGCGTTGCTTAGAAATTCCAGTTGGTGATTTTATTCAAGATGCTATGAAAGGTGACTTGCCTGATGTCAAAGGCTGCAAAGAACTTCTTGAAAGTAATGTACAAGACGAAATTAAACACGATATTGCACTCAACTATGCAGCTAAAGTCCATAAAATTCCTAAACAATTTGAAAAAGAAGCTGCGCATATTTGTAAAACATGGCTTGAACTTGATCGACATCCAGTCCTTAAAGCCGTTGTATTGGAAAGATCCGTCTTCTTTGTTCTCTTACCAATCTTTCGATTCCTTGGAGACACGGGATTGCGCACGACAAGTGCCGACATCTCACGAGATGAACAGACCCATGTTGCTGCCAACACGCTTGTCTGTGAGGCGCTTGGACTTACCTCTGACAAAACCCTCAACAATCTCCGCCGCGCTACGATCGCATGGTGCCTTCAATCCCTCCAAGGCAAATCTGATCACAAACATCTCTCGGCAAACTTCTGGCTTACAAGTTCAGATTCTTTGTATTCAAGAGGCAAAGCGGAAGGGTTGATGGAAACAAGAGCTTCACGTATGCCGGCTTTCTTTGAAACTAGCAGTGTTAATCTTCCTCAATATGCTTAATTAATTTATATGCCTTCCAAAATTGAAGTTGTTGCTGAAAAAATTTGTCTAGATACATTTGATGATCATTCACTACCAACTGATGTCCATGTAATTACTTTTACAAAAGATGGTGAACGTCAGTTTGATGCTGTTCGAGCTTATTCTAAGGTTGATATTTTTAATGAGTATTATGACAAATTAGGCAAAGATAATCCAATTCATTCTATTGAATCTGGATATGGACGAATCAAACCTCGAATATACGGTAAAATTTCTGGAGATTAATATGAATAGTGAATATGGTTCTGTTGAACACTATGCTCAACAGTTTTCTGATTGGTTAGCTGATATTCAGGCTGATGAACCACATTATGGAGATAATCTAATTGCTGGTCTTAAGCTTGCATTAGCTGATTGGAAAAATTATTATCAAAAACAAGTTGCTGAATGTGATCGTATCGAAAAATTATTTGATGAAGAAATCTGATTATCAGCAGCAGCTTTTATTGCTTGTTAAAAAGTATACCCAACAACTTACTATTAAGCAACTTAAACAATTAATTGCTAAACATGCATAATGCTAAACTTGTTTGGATAACTCCAGACGCAGAAAAACTTATTGGCAAAATTGCAAGAGTTTCAAATCCTAAAAACGAAGACAATCCTAATGTCGAAAAACTCATCCGATATCTTATCAAACACAAACACTGGAGCCCATTTGAAATGGCGTCCATGTGCGTCGAGATTAAGACTACACGCGCTATTGCTCCGCAAATATTACGCCACAGATCCTTCTCATTTCAAGAGTTCAGTCAACGCTATGCAATCCCAACTGAATTAGTTGTTCCTGATCTTCGTCGTCAAGATTTGAAAAATAGACAAAATAGTATTGATGATTTACCTAAAGAAACAGTCGAATTGCTTCAACACCAAATCAATAATCATTATCGAAGCTCTTTAGATATTTATAATAGTATGTTGGACTATGGTGTAGCTAAAGAGTGTGCGCGTTCTGTTCTTCCTCTTAATACAGCAACACGTTTATATATGTCCGGTACTATTAGAAGTTGGCTTCATTATGTTGATCTTCGAGCTGATAATGGCACACAACATGAGCACATGATAATTGCCAGATCAATTGGAGAATTACTTGCCGATCAAGTTCCTACTATTGCTCGCGCAATGTGGGACTGACCTTTAATATAAAGACTGAAAAACTAAACAGTCATAATGAATTTTATTGCTGCAACAATTGAATTACGATCCTTTATTTCAGATCCGATCAATGCTTATGGTCTTGATTATCGTGGGGCTGATGCTATTGTGCCCAGTGGTAGTGGCGCTTCAGAGGTTAAACTTAGAGTCCTCTGTTATGACCGTGAAGGGCCGAAGCTTTCTCTTTTTAAAGAATGGAAGCCAAATACAAGAGCTTTGATTACTGGTAATCTTGTTTTTTCTGATGATACAAGTAAACCACTTGATCTCATTGTTACAACAATTGAACCTGGTATTCCTGATTCTGTATATTGCAATCAAATTGTATTAGGCAATGCTTTCTTTGGCGCAGATGAAATTAAAGAACGTAAAAATAATCAAGTAGCAGTGAAAATTGGTACGTCTCTCGACAACTCTGACATTGTGACTTGGCTTTTCCTAGAAACTCATGAATCAAGAAAGAAAAAACTTACAGATCGAATCCGCAAAGGACGGCCTATCTGCGTTCAAGGCTACCTCCGCGAATATCGCAAGGATGACAGTGACAGCCCTTATCGTGCCATTGTTGCATCTGACTTCACGACTCGAAAAGATCGAGAAAAATCTAGCAGGAATCCACAAACGAATGGTTCAGCAGCGGGTTACACAGAGGTTGATCCAACGCCGGATTATTGAACGTAAGATTCACCTAGCTCGAAATCTTTCGGGCTGGGATTATCCTATTTACCAATATTTCCAATAGGATACATTTTATTCATGCGTTTAATTTCCTCAGGTGTAAAATCTCCAAAAGTTGGATTATAGTTTCCATCGAAATCAGCAATACCATGAGTCATGCCGTGGTTATAGCCTTTATGGTAAGGCTGCAAGGATCTTTCATTGAACGGTAAATCTTTATCTTCAGGATAATATGGCATTTGCATATATCCACCATCACCTTGCCCAGGATAGTAAGGCATTTTTTTCACACCAGATTTATCTCCGGGTCTTAAAAGAAAGTCAGTTAAACCCCCATCTAATCCTGACGTTTTCATTCCTGTAATTGCACCAAGCAATCCACCATCAGTAAGGTTTACTCCTGTAGCTGAACCAACTAATCCACCTTTCATAACCATATCAGTAAGGTCAATGCCAGTTAAAGCACCAACTAAACCTTTACCAAAGACATCTGCAAAACGCATAATACATAACCTCACATTTTAATATTGTACAACTTATAGTTGTTATGTCTTAGATATTTAGATATGACACTGCAAGTTTTACCACCTGAATTACTCGAACAAAGTCAAGAAAAAATTGAAACTAAAGAACCTCAACCTTATTGGAAACCAAGCAGTCTTAAAGATGGAGAAAGCGAAGAATTTCGACTTCTGGGCTGTTATGAAACAGGTCATGCAATCATGGGTTGGCAGTACGCTTCCGAAGCAGCAGGTCCAGACGGTGAACTCAAATTCAATGGGTACATTGTTACTCGCACTCACCCTGGTACTCCTAGCGATCTTGCTCGTGAAACTGACTGGTCCAAACCAGATCGACCAAAAATTGATGGCTCCTACGTCAAACCACGTAGGTTTTTAGCTTGGGTAGGTACATCAGCTACTCGTGGTCGTCTTGAAGTACTGTTTATTGAACAAAAATCTTTACGCGATCAACTTACTGAAATTCTGCAAGAAGTTGAAGATTACACATGGACTGAAGATGGCCTTGCTAATTTTTCGATTAAGATCTCTCGTAAGGGAGCTGGTTTGGAAACTTCATACAGCATCTTACCGAAGGTGCGAAAAGTTCCACAGAAAATTGTTGATCAATGGGCATCTAACAAAGATTCAATCTGGCTTCCTAACTTCTTTGAAGGGAAAGATCCTTTTGATGGAAAGCAAGTTGACCAAAAAGGTTTACCTGCTGGTGGAATAGACAAACGAGGCAGCACTGTGCTTACTACAAAAGCTGCTAAAAATAACGAACCTGAAACTGAATTTTAATGACTAACTCACTTCAAAATTTGCCTCCTGAAATGCAAGAGCGCATTAATCAACTTATTACAGGAGCTAAAACTGCTCAAGCACCTGCTCCTATTACACGACCGCCTTCGCTAATGGATCATACTATTGCACTTCGCCAGGAAGTTGCACAGTTGTCTAATCAAGTAGTAGCGATGGGTCAAGTAATGGAGGGTGTAGGTCAACTAGTTGGAGAGCTATACCAACTTTTTCAGACGCAAACCGCAACTACAGATTACAGCTCAACTTATCAAGAGAACCAGGAACTAGAGAGTGACTACTGATAAACCTTATAGAATTCAAACTTCTGCCGGACATAGAAAATATCTATGCTCCGGCATTTATATGCCAAGTGTAACCACTGTATTATCTGCCACTGAATCAGAAAAATCTAAAGCAGGTTTACGTACATGGCAAAAGAATAATCCGGGTGCGCTAGAGGAGGCATCTACTCGCGGCTCTGCTATTCATCTTGGTTGTGAAAACTATATTCGTGGATTGGATCCCAATATTCCTGATGAATTTCAAGAATTTTGGAATGGTATTTCGACATACCTAGATTGGTTTGATACAATTCATTGGTCAGAGCGTCCTTTACGTCCTGATTGGAATCACCTTAGAAGTGATGACAAAGAAGTTGCTTACGTTTGGAGTACAGAACATCGATATGCTGGTTGTCCAGATTTAATCGGTGAAATTGGCGGTGTACGAGTTATTGCTGATTTTAAAACAAGCAATACTCCTTACTGCTCAACTTTTCCTGAACGTGGTGACCGTATGGGTTTTGGCGGTTATCGCAAATATACTAAGTGTGCTCAACAAATGGCTGCTTATCGGTATGCCTTAAATGAGCGGACAGGGTTTCTTTGTGATGTTGCCCTTATCATTGTTTCTACACCGGAAACAACACAAGGAATATTTATTGATGGAGATCAACTAGCTCTTCACGAATCGCGTTTTTTAAAACGTTGTCAACAATTTCATGAGATAGATAATGAAACTAAGGATTGCAGTCAACAAGAATTGCAAGAACAAACTAACTAAACCTGCACATGATTGGCAAAATATTAACGAAGATATTGAATGGTTACTTGGTTGGGTTCAGCAAGGTTATGGCTGGTGCGCAACTCATTTTCATAACAGGCATCGTAAATCTGATAATTCAGTAGGTTCAAATGTCATTGTTATTGATTTTGATGGAGATACTTCGCTTGCACGTTTTTGGTCAACTGACACTGCTCGACATTGGTGTGCTGCTACTTATACGTCTGCAAGCCACAGTGAACAAGAACATCGGTTTCGAGCTCTTTTTCCACTAGCTCGATTGCTTAATAGCTCTGCAGAACATCGTGGTGCCTACTGGCTTATTGTTAATCGATTACTTGCTGAGTTAGAGCTTGAAGGGCTCGCTGACAATTGCGGTCAAAAACCTGAACGGCTTTGGTTTGGAAATTCAAATACTGAAATTCAATCAAATAAAGAATGTGAACCTGTACCTGAGTTCTTGCTAGAAGATATTGCTTATGAAGAAGCCTCAAACTTTAATAGTTCAGACATTACTGATATAGATATTAAACGCTGTCAGTGGCTTCTAGAATCCTTTTTACGCCCTTCTGAAGATGGTGAGTATGAAACCTATTATGTGCCTGTCATGGCTGCTTGTGCAGGCATTGGTGAACCTATGTTCGATTCATGGGTTACATGGGTATTAAATGGCCATCACGGAGAAAAGCAAGAAAATATTCAACCATTTAAGTGGCGAGGTCTCGGTAATTATTCAGGTCATACTACACTTTATTCGCTTGCTAAAAAGCAAGATCCAGATTGGGCTAAAAAACTTCCTGTTAATCTAAGATTTGGTGCTCTTGGAGCTGCCGGAGGTTATACCGAGTTTGATCCTATTCATAACTTTGATAAGTACATAAATACAATGGAATTAAGCGCACAACAAAATGACATTGACATCGAACCAATTCCTGATTCACAGCAAGTAAAACGTAGAGGGCGTCCAAAAAAATCATCTGATGATCTTGCAAAAGAACGTGAAAGCGATGTTACTAAGGTAAAAGATATTCTTCACGATTTACGTAAAAATGAACTAACAAGTGCAATTGAGTACACTGACAACCAAGGTCAAACTATTGCTTTGCAAGGTAACGACCTTGATCTAATGACTGTTAAAGTTGCATGTGAAAATGGTATTTTTATTCCAGAAGCACGTATTAAAAGCGCGATTCAATATGCAGCATCTAAAAATTTATACTGCCCAATCAAAAAGTATCTAGAGAAGTGTGCTGCAACTTGTGCACCACATACTGATTGGAATCGTGTAGGAAAAATATTTCTTGGCAACAGTTATGCAATTGCTACAACTGCAATGCAACGCATGATGATTGGTGCTGTAGCACGTGCATTTAATCCTGGATGTTCTATGTCTTGGCTTCCGATTTTAGTAGGTCCTCAAGGAGCTGGTAAATCTATGTTTGCTCGGTGCCTTGTACCCCAAAACCTTTTTTCAGAAATTACTACACCACTAGAAACTCTGATGAAAGAGCAATATCGATTGCATGTTGCATGGCTTTTAGAGCTTCCTGAAATTGATAACTATTTTAATTCACGTAACATTGAAAACTTTAAAAATCTTGTTACTACAAGAGTAGATGAAGTTAGATTTCCTTATGCATCTTTACCAAGCAAATTGGCTCGTAGGTTTGTTCTGATTGGAACGACTAATAGAAATCAATTTTTGGTTGATAGTACTGGCAATAGACGCTTTGTACCACTTGAAATTGGTCCTAACTTTCAAATCCCTTGGAAGGAGCTTAATATTCAACGAGATTATCTTTGGTCAGCAGCTGTTCACGCATATAGAAATGGAGAAGGTTACGAATTTAATAGTGGCGAAATTGCTGCTATTGCTGATTACATCCAAGAGTTTGGTGATCCAGATCCTTGGCTTGACAAAGTTGCATCTTATGTAGCTATTCGTGATGAAGTAAGTGCTGCGGAAGTTTTAACTAACGCACTAGAGCTTGATCCTCGCAGTCAAGGCAGAAGAGAAGGACGAAGAGTTGCAGATATTCTCCAGTCAATGGGATGGAGACGTCTTGTCACTTCACGAAAAGATCCACTTACAAACAAATCAAAATCTGTTCGTATTTGGCAGCGTCCTAGCAATGATCCTCTTATTGAAGATCACATATTGAACGACTTTTAATTACACTAAAGTTACTAAAACATATATTATTCAGATACAATGAAAGCCAAAGATATTAAAATCGGACAACGTGTTGTTACTTCTCCAGGAGAACGTATTGCACTTGTAGTTGGTAAACCTGAATTTTATACTCCACGTGCCCAACTCGTAAGAATTAAGTACGAAAATAGCACTCGTTACGAGTATAAAATGAATCATCAGCTAGAGCTTCTTCCTATTGAACAACAATATGAAGTACATGGTGGTCATCATATTAAACCTGATAGTGATTTTTGATGTCTGAATCAACTCCTAATCGTAAAGTTGGTGGTCATGCTTACGGTAGACGCAACTTAAACCTTTCAAATACTGCAGAAGAAGGAACATTATGTATTTACAGCGGCCATTCTATTGGCCGTTTTAGTGCTACTTCAATGCGTTTTGATAGTCATCAAGCGTGTGTTCGATGTGTGGCTGCAGCAAGAGAAGGTAGAATGTCTTTTGACATTAATCGACTGCTTAAGAAAGAACGCAAACGTGCTCTTAAGTTTTGGTCTAAAGTTGATATTGATCAACCTGACGAATGCTGGGAGTGGCAGGGTTATAAAGCTCCTGGCAATGGAATGCCGCAGTTTCCTTGGAGACGGCCTGGAATTAGCAGTAGCACTCAACATCATCCTCAGCGCGTAGCTATGTGGTATACGTGGGGAGATCTTGGTTATACCGGTGTAAAAACTACTTGCGGTAATAAATATTGCTGCAATCCATTTCATTTAATTCCTCAAAAAATTGGTGTTTTTGTTGATCAAGATTCTTATCTTGAAAGCTTTGAACTTGCCTGTGAACTGCATACACTTAAGCAGCAAGTAGCTGAATATGCTGTTGAACAAGCTTTAAAAGAGCAAGAAATGATTACTAATGCTCAAGAACTTGACGACCGTGCAAATCTAACGTTTGCTCCAAATTCTGAATTTGCTGACCGTTGGGAAGCAGTTGTAGAAGATATTATTAATGGTAGACACTCTAGTCAATTCAATTCGTCTCAACTAAATAGTGAGGATGAAGAAAATAATACCACAAATAATGAATAATTAATTTATCCTAAATAGAGAGTCATTCTATTATGTCTAGACGCAACGATCTGATTCAGCAATTAATTGCTTCAGAAAAATTTGGTCCTGAAAAAGAACAAGAGCAGAAGTTTCTCATGGCTACTGCAGAATTGATCCTTTCAGATCTTATTAATATTGCTCTTAACGGCGTAGAAAAGCATGGTCCAGGTTCACTTGTGATTAACTTATTGAATGATTCAACTACTTTCATGTGGGCAGAATCAATTGAAATTGATCTTCAAATTTCTGAACGTGAAAACGATACAGATGTGAACGAGTTTTTACGAAAACTTTTACAGGAGATTAATGAAAATGATTGGTCGCAAAACGTGCTTATTACATTAATTAGTGATGCTGGAACAAGAACATTTGCAGTCGAAGCAGGTCGGAGCCAAGAAAGCTTTAGAGCGCTCGCAGAAGAATTTATCTGATAAACTTGCTTCTAAAGGTTTAAAGCTTCCTCTCTATCCAACGCCTCAACTCATTGATAGAGCAAGGCAAGTCATGGGTAGCATTGACTTTGACCCAACATCTGATCCTGTGCAGCAAGTACTTGTTGAAGCTACTTCAGTTCCTACTATTGATGTTAATCCACTTCAAGAACATTGGCATGGTAACGTTTGGATTGCACCTAAAGGTGCTGTAAAAAACTGCCGTATTTGGCTAAACAAAACTATTAATGAATATCGCAATGGTCATATTAATAGTTTTATTTTTTTTAGTAGTGCTTCTGAATTACTACGTGCTGCACCAATTGTGTGGGATTATCCCATTTGTATTCCTTTCAAAAGAGTTAAACAACTCCGAGCAACGTCAACAGGATTTGAATCTGTATGTCCATCTACATGGAATTTAATTGTCTATGGTCCTCCTATTCATCAAGCATTAACTGATATTGATAAAGTTTCTTTGTTTTATAACAACTTTAGAGATATTGGTCGTGTTATTTATAGCGAATATGCAGGTGATGGGTGGCAAAAGGATCTTGAGTATTACGAAGAAAATAAAGGTAATATCTAATGAGTAAACATATTGCTCAAGATTATTTTTATGTGCTTCCTTCCGAGAGCAAAGTCCATCCTTGCCGTCTCATTACAAAAGATGGAACTTTAATGTGGAAGCACGCTTTGCTTTATCAAAACTCTCAATTATTTTTACCCATTTCTGAGGCTCACGAACAACACATAATAAAAACTGCTCAGCGCTTAGAAGAGCTGAACAGTTGGGTGTCACAAGGACTTGAGCCTTGGGAATGTTTTTCAATTAAAGCGTGGTATCAACCTAACGAATCTGAGTTATCTGAAGGTATCTCTGCTTACTTCACTCATACAACTCATGACCTTACTTTTACTTATACAAACTTATTGCCACACATCCAAGATCATGAGAATTTTGAACTACGTGACAAATATCTATTCTTTCGTCGCTGTTGACAACAAGGCCGCATATCTGCGGCTTTATTAGTCTAGCGAATTAATTAATCTAGTAAGATACCATTGCGCTTTTTCAGCATCTTCTTTACTTTTCTTTTTATGCCAAAGTCTAATCATATATTTTAAAACTTGGCCTTGAAGAAAACCTAGCATTGGAGATGGCGCACTATTGATTGAATCTTCAATTACATCTATAGCTTCTACACGTCCTTGTGTGTAATGTTTAGGATTGTGCACCATACTATAATTAACGTCATTACTTTCAAACAACTTTTTATTTTCTGAATTCATTATTCTCACATCTAAATCAGTCACTTCCTAATATAGAGTCAATGAATTACTGATGTGGATATGCCCAGCCCTAAAGGTGACCCAACTTTTATTAAAAATAAAGAGAAATATTTTATAAATGTTGCACAAACTATTGCACAAGCCTCAACACATCCAAAATCTCCTGGAGGATGTATTATTGTGCGTGATCGAGAAATTATTGGAAATGGCAGAAGTTTATTAACTGACAGTAAAGTTGAAGTTGATTGCATTTCATATGCAGTAGCTGCTGCTGCTAAAGCTGGTACTCCAGCTATTGGCGCAGTTATATACAGCACTAGATATCCATTTTCTATATCTATTTTTCAAGCACATATGATGGGTATTCGTAAAATTGTGATACTTGCTCATGAGTGGGAGCCGTATTATCGAGAAGAATTTAGACGTGCCGGTCGTTTAGCAAGAGAATTACAAGTAGCAATTGAACCTATATTTCTAGATGAAGACCCAAGATTTACACAAAATACAAATGACAGAAACATTGATCCAGTTCTCTTCCCAGAAGCGAACCCGTTCACGCCAGATGAATATGATCCAGATAATGCAAAAGACACCTTCGATGAATGAACAAATTATTTTTGACCTTGAATCCACTGGTTTATTACGACAAGGATCCCGTATTCACTGCATTGTTATGCGAAACGGTAACGATGGCGGCACTTCTGTGTTTGACCATCGTCCTGAGCAATCAATCATACAAGGAGTAAAAGAACTAGAACAGGCGGATGTATTGATTGGCCATAACATTATTGGCTATGACATCCCATTGATCAAAGAGCAGTTTCCTGAATTCAAGCCTCAAGGCCAGGCCATTGATACTCTTGTTCTGAGCCGTCTTTTTTATCCACATATTGCAGATAGAGACTACGAACGTCGTCCACACGGAATGCCACAAAGGCTGTACGGACGACATAGCCTTGAGGCCTGGGGTTATCGCCTTAAGTGCTTTAAAGGTGACTTTGGCAAGCACGAAGGCAACTGGTCTGTTTATACACCTGAGATGCTTGACTACTGCATCCAAGACACCGAAGTAACGCTCAAACTTTGGGCACTAATGAAACGTCGTATGGAAGATTACTCATGACTATGAATGATTGTGTCTTGCTTGAAATGCAGATGGCAGAAATCATGTCACAACAAGAAGCCAGTGGCTTCCGTTTTGATGTAGCTGCTGCAGAGAGAGTGCGTGGTGAACTCCAAGAAGAAGTTACCCAACTTGAGCAATCAATTCAATCACGTTATATTTATGTACCAGGAAAAGTTTATACACCTAAACGGGCAAACAAGACTAAGGGATATGTAGCCGGTGCTCCTTTGACGAAGCTGTTGGACTTCAACCCAACATCACGTCAACATATTGCCTGGGCATTGCAGAACTTCCGTGGAGCTCGCTTCACCAAAGTCACAGACACCGGTAAGCCCAAGGTTGATGAAGCAACCCTTTCTGAGATGCGTGACCTCGCTTTAGCTCAAGACAACAAGCTCCTGCATGAGGAGTGTGAAATGTTCATCCGTCTGTTGACCTTACAGAAATGGTTGGGCCAGCTGTCTGAGGGGACAAATTCCTGGTTTAACACAATTGAAGATGACGGGTGTATTCACCACAGCTGCACTCTTGCGACCCAAACCGGGCGTAATGCGCACCGTGGTCCCAACCTTGGACAAGTGGTGTCCGCACCTTGGGCACGTCAGTTGTTTGTTCCACATCCTGGTCATGTCATGGTCGGGGCTGACTTGGAAGGCTTAGAGCTCAGATGCCTAGGACATTATCTATCTGTTTATGATGAAGGCTCATTTGCTGACGTTGTACTGAATGGTGATATTCACCAGCAGAATGCTGACCGTGTTGGTTGCAGTCGTAAAGAAGTAAAAACTATTACCTATGCATTCATCTATGGGGCGGGCGACCAGAAGCTCGGTCATAGCTTGCATCCTGAGCTTAGCGATGCTCAAAAAAAGCAACTAGGCAGCGAACTACGCCGTAAATTTCTTGATGCAATTCCTGGATTGGAGCCACTTATTGATGCAGTTAAACATAAGGTTCGTGGAAGCGGTCGTCTTAGGGGGCTTGATGGGCGTCCTATATTCTGCCGTGCTGAGCACGCCGCCCTCAACTACTTACTTCAATCAGCAGGAGCCGTTTTATCAAAGCGATGGGTGGTAATTTCTCAGCAAATGCTTGATAGCGCAGGTCTTACCTACAACATTGACTACACCCGTTGTGCATACGTGCACGATGAACAGCAGCTCTCGGTTGTACCCCAAGAAGTTGATAGGATCAAAATGTTGCTAGAAAATTCGGCACCTGAAGCAGGACGTTACTATAACTTTCGTGTTCCAATCACTGCTTCTGCAGATCATGGAGAAAATTGGGCAAATACTCATTAATGTTCGCCGTAAACAACAGTATTTATTTATACTAAAAGTAAGTGCGTTGAAAGTCTTTGACTTCGCAAGTAAGCCTTGAGGGCTGAAGCAACGGAAATTCATTCACACTTATTGGAGTACATTATGTCTAACCTGACTGTACAGGGCTTACTTTCTGCCCGCCGTAAAGAGCTGCGCAATCAAGCTGAGCGTCAGCATCACATCAACAACGAACTGCAAACTATGACTTGGACTAAACAAGACAAGTCTGGAAAGTGCTACACCTATCGTGGTGTGCAGTACTGCTACAACTGAATAATATTTAAGGCCCGCATTATGCGGGTCTTTTTTTGTAATTTCCTACAATAGATAGATGGTAAATATATTAAATAGATGCGTAAAGCTGGTGAACTTATCGCGCAATATTTAAGAGAAGGAAAGCTTGCAGCAAATCGCAGTGATCCAATTGGATCTGGTGGCAATGCTGTTGTCTTCGCTTCTGATATTCCTGGAAATGTAATGAAGCAATTGAGCTATCCAGATCAAGGAAAGTTTGGATTGCCGGGAGATGCTCCAAAGGTCATTGAAGAGGCCGATTTGCAAGCTGTGGCAGCTGAGATTGGACTTGCTCCCAAAGTTGCTGGTGTAGAGACGTTTCGCGGCGGTATAGGTAATCGCATTGAAATGCAAGATGTACGACCTAACTTTGAAACTCATGGTCGACGTGCTCGTGAATTCCCTTCTGGTAGAGATGCTGTACGAGTTAATCAACAGCTTGGGCAGCTTGCGTTAAAAGGCATTCGTCTAGAAGACAGGCATAATGCCAACGTTTTGTATAACAAAATGACCGGCCGTCCTATGCAGCTTGACTTTGGTATTGCCGATAAAGTTGAAGGTTCTGAACAAGTAGCAACTCTTGCTATGGCTACAGCAGAAGGCTTTGAGGCTGCTGGCTTAGATGATATTGCAAGTATTTATCGATCTACGGTTATGGACTTATTAGAGGGTGGCGATGTAGCTGAAGCTATGGATGTAGCTAAGCAAGGCTTCAGTCGTTTACAGAAGATTAAATAAATCTAGTCTTGCTGGTTAGCAGTTCGAATTTTGTTTAAAATACTTGCTTGAATCTCAGTTTCAGGTCTCAATGATTCAGCTCGTTCACGATCATATTGTTTTTGATAATTACGCATAATTTGAGTTTCAAGCCCAGACCCAAATCCACCCGTACCTGGTGCTCTTTCTGTTCTAAATGGCTCTGCTTGCCTTCTATATCTATAAGCAGCAGCCCGTTGTTTTGCTAAAGCAGGGCCACGAAAGTTTGGCGTATATGAATCTCCTTTCCGTAATCGGCGTCGATCTACAGCCACTATAAATTCCTTATCTTTACTTATATATTATAAATCGCTGTTTGAGGATTAGATTCATTTTCAGCTTCAAAACAAATTATCCAATCAGCATTTTTGTCTAATAGCTCTGGATCAATGGCATCTTGTAGCATATTAACTGCAGCAATATGATGTGGTGAATTTGAAAATGCTTTGAAAAATCTAAGTAAATTCACCTTTGCCATTACAATCCAACTTGCTGATTCAACGTCTTCACTGCTTTGGCTAATGGAATGACAGTAGTCATTACTTTTTTAGGCAGCTCTGCTTCTCGTAATTCAATATCTTTTTTTACAAGTTCAATTTCTTGATAAGTACTAGATATACGTTCTTCTAACTTCTTTGCTTTCCAATTTGTAAACTTTAATGCCAATAATAAACTAATTATTGGTGCTGCAATATATTCCATGTGTATGTTTTAGTTACACAAAGTCTAACTCCATTTATACAAAGGTGAGACCATCGTCTTCTAAATCATCATCTTCCCATCCTTCATCCATGATGTCAGTGGGTAATTCTTCAGAGTTTTCAACATTTAATTCAAGCAATTCACAAAATGTTTCTTCAGAAATTATTTCAGGAAGCCCACTTTGCTGCTCATCAATTTTAAAAATGATGCCATTAGACATTAGTGTTTCTTGAACACCATTTTTTTGTTCCATTCTTGATTTAAGCAGCCGTAAAGCTGTCTTCTCTAACGCTGGTCGGCTCATTCTCATAACTTCGTATCTCGCTCTCGTAAGAGCAAAACGTTGCTCGATTGTTAACTGTGCATTCATCTAGTTCTTCCTCAATAAATCTTTTGTTTAAAATCCATTCTTCAATTAATTCTTTGGCAGTTTCGTTGTAAAACACTTGCCGTTCAAACCATATTAACCATGATTCTGAACCTTTTGAGTGGTTGCATGTTTGACAGCAAGGAATAAGGTTGCTTCTAAGACTGCTACCCCCTTTTGATTTTGGTTTTATGTGATCCAGTGTTGTTGCTCGATTAGAGCGACAATATGCACATAAGCCGCCCCAGCCGTATTTAATTGACTTGCGGAACTTACGCTTAGCAGAGCCTTTAGAAAGGCAATCTAGGTTGAACATTAAGTCAGCCCAGTCTTCAGCGATACCCATTCGTTCTTATTTAAGGAACTTACTAAGAATGTAACGTAGCTCCGTTCTTTTTATGTACTTAAGTAATATTTTTAGCGAGTCTGACTTATAACAAGTTCATCTAATTTTTCTTCAATTCGAATCATATGACCTTCTACACGCTCTAGTGTTTTTTCAAAATCATTTTTTGTCACATAATTTTGTGCCATGCTTAATTCAACTCCATCAATTCTTTTGTCTAAATTATCTAATTTAGAGCTTAGTTTTGATGTAAGCACAAAACCACCAGTAACTACAGCTATAGTAGCACTAATAATCGACTCAATCATGATTTAAATGAATATGAGGCCTTTTCTTAATTGTATCTCATATAAATACTTATTTTTTTCTAGAATACTTTCAAAGCAATCTTATTCATGAATTTAGAACTTGACGAGCTATATTGTCATCCCGCTCTTTATATTGCTAGATCTGATACACATCGTTGGGGTGTGTTTACATCTGACGATATTGAAATGCATGATGTTTTACAAGAATCTCCTTACTGTACGTTTCCGTACAAAGAGCTTTCTAAAAAATCAGATATACTTGTCCGCTATACATACGATTCAGCTGATAATAACCAGACTGACGAATCAATATTAGGTTTCGGATTCGCTGGATTATACAATCACTCAGTTGATTATAATGCAGCTTACGAACTTGATACAGTCAATGAAGTCATGCGTCATTATGCAACAGAAGATATTCCTGCTGGATCTGAAATTTTTATTAATTATGGATATGAAGAAGATGAAGAAGACTTTGGTGACTACTGATCTTTTTTGACTGATTTATGGCGGTATGAGATAGTCCATCCATCTTCACCAAATATGCCTGTTTCTTTCGATTCCCAAGGATCCTCAGAAACTAATTGTGCATCGAGCCACTCTTGTTCTGCTCTGTCTAGTTTACTAGGCAAGGTTGCATAAAACTTTTGCTCATTTATTGCACGACGAAGTTTTTCGGTTGGACTTCTAGTGTCAAACCGATAAATCCATTTACCGTCATGCGGTATGTTGCTTAAGCCTTTTTTCCAGGCTTAATTGCATTGATTGCAGAAAGCACCAACTGAACAACACTGTTTGACTTCAAAGGAGTTAAAGCAATAATTTCAGAAGCTGCTGCAACTACAATCCAAAAAATTGGAGATTCGATAATACCCATTTCTCTATTTATAGGTTTGTCATTATTCTAACTACTTTGCTACACAAACTACGCCTATATTTTATATATCTAGTTATTTATTAGCTACTACTGCCTATATACATTTTTAGAAAACAGTATATAAGCAGTAACGTAGTTAGCGTAGTTTCTGTAGTTGCTTTGCGATATCTTCAAGTAGCACATCGCCGTAGCTTGCTGTCATACCAGATGGTTTGTGTCCTACTACAGCCATTGCAATACTGTATTCAATCCCTGCTTGCCGCATACGAGTGATAAACGAGTGTCGAATACCATGAGCTGATATACCTGTGTGTTTTTTTAGCTTGCGACTGAAGTAGTCACCTGCGTTGGGATTCGTTGTAAAAGGGAATTTTTCAATATATTTAAAATACTCAGGGTGTATTGGCACCTTCCTCTGCGTGTATTCGTTTTTACATTTACGAATATGATTGTGCTCAATGTTGATATACGGTTGTTCAGCATCTGTCACAAAGTCTTCAGGCAACAAGCATGCCACTTCACTGATCCTGAAGCCGTGTAACCACACCGCCATAAACAATGGATCATCATGGAACTGGTGGAAGTGATCAAACTTTTTATGTGGATACTTTTTCTTAGAACGACCTAATCCCTTGAGCATTCCACGCCAGGGATTCCATTTAAGAATTCCCATTTCTACCCCGCGTTCCCACATCGAACCGAGGTAACCAAGCTGTGTTCGAACATAACCTTCTGTGTAGTCACACTCAAGGAGTTCGCACCTGTGATCAACGCAGAACTCCCTATCAATTTTGGAAGTGTCTACATTCTCAAAATGCCTTGAAGAGTGCCTCCATCCGTATTGGGTTGACTCCGACAAACGCTTGAATGACAGCGTCCGTTTACAAAGTTTTGAAACCAACATTGATTTGATATAAGCATCGCCAATGCAAATCTACCGTTGACAAACGAACCGTGTGGGCTCTACCTTATGGGATGGCCCATGCGGGTGTTGTGTAATGGTAAGACCACTGCACTGGCGTGGATGCTCAGTATATCAAGCCTCAAGCCTTATCACACACTTAGCTGACTGCTGTAATAGCTGCTCCACGCAAAGGTACTTGATAATCAGTACCAGTCTTTAAAGACGCATCAGTTGTTACAAAGATCCGAGTTACGTACTTTCGTTTCTTATCTCCGTCAAACGTATAAGCAGATCCATTCCATTCGACTTTTAGGTGTGGGTTATTTTCAGTACAAGCGATATAAATTTGATCATTGTTGTCACTATTATTTAAGCGAACACAGCCTTCATAAACTGTGTTATCGCCATTCCACCACCAACGTGGCACCCACCAGTAGTTCACAGGCCGATCAGTTAAATCAGGGCTAACTAATGTTAGATCTCCTGATTGATCTTTGAATGTTTCAAGTCCTGTAATTGTAATCGAACCAGCCATCAGCCACGTCTCCGCTGCATGACCTCACTCATTTTTTTATCTTTGAATTTTTGAGCTTCTGGTTCTTGAGCAGCTTCTTTCATTGGCTCTTGTTTGTCGCCATCACCATCTATATCAAGGAAGTCAGGCTTCATGTTATGTCCAGGCATTAGTCTTTATTGATAATGTTTTTATAGAAGGTAGCCTTCTTCTTCATTTTAGACGATGCATCTGGATCTTTTAAAACTGCATTCGCATATGACTTACGACCTTCAGGTGTGTCGGGATAACCAGCTTTTGTCGCTGCTGCGGTAAAGGTTCCTTTTGTTCCACCTTTCTTACGATGCGACATTTTTTGAAATGCCTTAGCTAAACTTTTAGCTTTAGAGCGTTTTGCTTTAGACATTATTTACGATAGCGAGCTGTTTTTGATGCAACGTCTTTAGGCTGTTTACTAAATTGCTGACCTTTACGAGCAGCGGCGCGTTTTTTAGCTGTAGAGCGAGCGTACTCTTCATCAGTCAAAGCCTCACGTGCTTTGCGAGGCAGGTAACGCTCACCAGTAGCGTTTTTACCTTGAGTCGAGTTCTTACCAGACTTGGTGCCCCACTCTTCTTTGGTCCAACTGTCTAAGGACTTTTGTGATTCTTTCTTAGGCATTAACGCATACCACTTACTGAACCTGGCATAAATGTGCCTGAGACTCCTGCATCCATCTGAGCTTTCTGCCTTGTTAAAAATGCTTCTGTTTCAGGATCTGTTACAAAAGGAGTTAATTGATTCTCAATAGCGTCAGCATCTGGCTTATACAAATGATATTTGTAAGTTTTAGGTGCATCGGTTTCTACTAATGAAGGAGCTGCTTTATAGCCGTGCTTTTCAGTTACCCCTTTAAGAGTCCCATCTGCCATTGCCTGGGGGAAAATTAATTCTGAAAGAAGTAGACTTAGAGGATTTCCTTGAAGTATCGCTCCGGCCTTTCGAACATCTCCTAAAACTTCTCGTCCAACAGGATTACTAACTGCACCTCCTAAAACTTCTCGTCCAATAGGACTGTTAACAAATGAACGAGCTGGATTAAGAATGTCTGGACCGCGTTGTGTAACTGAAATTAAATTAGGCATTAGTCTTTGTAACCTCCTCCTTTTGCTTTGTATTCTTTAGCCATCATCTGAGCTTTACGCGCAGACCACTGACCAGGCTTACCACCTTTACTGCCAGCCTTGATACGCTCAAAGATGCGTTTACGTAAACCTGGCTTTGTATAGTTACCAGCTTCATTGACACGAGATTTGGCTTTATCTTTAGCTTTACTACGAGATTCTTGTGACATGATCAGCAATTCCAACGTTTACGGGCAGCGAGGCCACGTTCACTCTTCCAGCCGCGTGAACGAGCGCAAAAAGATTTGCGGCGGGCTGCATCCTTTTTAGTTTTTGGATTAGGAGCAGGCGCTTGTAAATTAGAACCAGTCTCACGATTAATTTTATCGCGACCTTTTTTGGATAAGCCGCCACCTTGAGCAACAGAAAGTTTACCGCCACTTTTAACAGTGACTCCTTTCATTGCTCCTTTTTTCTTACTTTTTTTGTAAGTTTGCGCTTTTGATTTTGCACTTGATCTGTTTGCCATACACTATCAAAAGCACTAATATTATTCTAACGATTCTAATGGATCTCGTTTTCCATCAACAATTGCACAGGCACGCTTGTAAAACATATTGTCAGTAGTGCCTTTTTCTTCCATGACATCTTTGATTTTTTGCCAATTGGCTTTCTCGTCTTTAGTCATTGATTCGTAGCTAAATGGTTCATTTCTGCATGCATAAGATCGCTTAAGTTAGCTACCTGAGCACAGCAATTCATAATTAATCCACGTTGATTTGGAGTTAAATTATCTGCATCAATAGCATCTTCTGAAAGAACAACTGCAACATCACCTAATGCCATAACAATGGCAGGCATGCCCCACTTTTCAACAAGTCCAGACATTACAGAAAGCAGAGGATTATCACCACTTTCAACCATATTCCAAAATTGTTGACGTTCTTCTGTAGTCATAATAAAAGCACTAAGTACTTCTATTCTAGATAGAATATTGCTAAATATATCTGATATTATGGCACAGTTAACCGTAGAACAGTTCAAAAACTTTTTTAAGTATTACAAACCAGAAGATCATCAAGAATTAGCTATTGAGCTTCTTTACGATAATTTGCCTCAAGATTTATTGAATGATAATACTAATTGGATCCGTCAATATCGCAATCAAGCTTTAAAACAAAAGGAAGAGACAAAGCAGTGGCCCATCACTAAAGAGCAAATGGGTTTAATCATGAATTGTTCTACTGAAAGCATTTCTGATTCTTTGATGGATGATTTTGCTCATTGTTGTGAATTATTTGAATTTGATCAAATAAATATTGCTTATTTTTTAGGTCAGTGCGGACATGAATCAGCAGGACTTCGTTATCCTGTTGAAATTCACGATGGATCTAATTATGAGTTTAGAAAAGACTTAAATAATATTTATCCAGGTGATGGTGTTAAATTTGCTGGTACTGGTTGGATTCAAGTGACTGGACGTGCAAATCATCAGTCTTTTTCTGATTACTTGCAAAAGAAAGGTCAATATGATCCTAAAGTTATGGAAGTAGGTAAGACCTATTCAAGCGAAAAATATCCTTGGTCAATTTCAGGTTTTTGGTGGATGAACCGTGGCATGATTAGCCACTGTCAAAAACGTCCAGGTGTTGATGACGTTGGCGCTAAAGTAAATGGACGTTATCTTCCTAATGGATATGAAGACCGCAGACATTACTCACGTAAAGCTTTTGATGTCTTAGGTCTTCCTTATCCAGGCAATTAGTTATTCAAAGCTTAAAGTATCTTCACCGGCAGATCCAATAATGCCATCATTAAAGGTAATACCAGCTGAAGCAGTGCCACCACTTAAGATTATAGTATCTTGACTTTCTCCATCATCAATAGTTTCAGGTGCAGGAAGAGTTACAGGAACTTCAGGGACTGCTTCAAAACTTCCGTAATCAGCGGAAGTAATATAAGCAGCTAACTCATCTGTAGTGGTCGTTGCTTCAATAGCTTGTTCGTACTCATTACAGTAGCTACGGATTTCACTTCTACGTTCAAGTACATCAGCAGGGACTTCAACTCCAGTTTCACTGTTCCGTACGATGTACCAATCAGTAGGAGCAAGTAGAGTACCTGCAGAATATTTGGTATTAGAAATCCACAAAGTTTTTAGACCAGTTGTGGTGTTGCCTTCTTCATCAGTAATATCCTCAAGCTGCTTAGGATTATCAACACCCCAGTAAAAACGCTGATCGTAATACGGAGGGTTAGGAACCTCAGTAATACCAATAGCAGACTTTTCTTCCCATGAAGATAATCTTAGCCAGTTGGCGGGATATTGAATTCCTTCGTGTGTAAAAGCGCGGTCATAAGAGAGTGGCTTACCGTCTAACAAAAGCATGATTTTCTTGTCTTAATACTATAATTTTAGCGTTATCTAGCACGAGCGGTTTTGAAAGGATTTTCAGCAAAGGCGGCATATATATAAGTTTGACTACTTACTCCGTTCACCTCTGTACCGTTATATCTAATCTTAAAACCGTTTGAAAGAATATCTAACCATGTTCCAGCAGTTCCAGATCCCACACCGCGAGTACCTTCAATACTAGCCTTATTTGCAAATAAACCTGCATCAGACACGTTGTAAGTATCTCTTTCGGAGTCAACTATCAACCAAGAAGCATATGTCATATCGCCAGCGTTAGACGAGGCTTTAATCATAATAAATTTAGGGCGCATACCAGTAAACACAAACGGACCATCTGCGCTGCCGTTGGCGGTGTAGCTGCCGAAACTAGAGTACCC